CGGGCATTGGCGACTCCAGCGGATATTTACATGATAAGCCGGGATAACGTTGTGTGGCTGGTCGACTACTATCGCAATGACTGGCCTTTTGACATGGTGGTTATCGATGAAAGCAGTAGTTTTAAAAACTACAACTCCAAACGGTTCAAGGCATTGAAGTTAGTGCGGTCCCGGGTCCGCAGAATCGTCGAGCTGACCGGCACGCCATCCCCTAATGGGCTAGCTGATTTGTGGGCACAAGTGTACCTGCTGGATCAAGGCAAGCGCCTGGGCCGCACAGTAAGCGCATACCGGGAGCAATTTTTTACGGAGGATAAGGCGTATCCAGGGCAGGCATACCGCACGTACACGCCGCAGCGAGACGCCCCGGACAGGATTAAAGCCGCGATATCGGATATTTGCATAAGCCTAAAATCTGAAGATTACTTGAATTTGCCAGATTGCGTGACAAATGATATTCCCGTGACGTTGGGCCAGAGCGCGGCAAAGGCATATCACACATTGGAACGAACGCTATTGCTTGAAGTCAAGGATCAAGTGATTACTGCAGGCACGGCGGCGGTACTCAACGGTAAGCTATTACAGTTATGCAGTGGAGTTGTGTATGATGAAAACGGTGAAATTGTAACAATACACGACGCTAAGATTGATGCCTTGGTGGAAACGGTTGAACAGTTGTGCGAACAGCACTGCCTTATATTTTATTGGTTCAAACATGAGCCAGAGCGGATCATGCAGGCACTTGCGAAAAAGGGCCGCCGGATCCGGCAGTATCGCGGGCCCGACGATGCCGCCGCGTGGAACGCGGGAGACGTGGATGTACTACTTGCCCACCCGGCAAGCTGCGGGTATGGCTTAAATCTGCAGCAGGGTGGACACCATATCATATGGTACAGTTTACCTAATTGGACACTGGAATTATATCAGCAAGCAAATAAGCGGTTGCACCGGCAAGGCCAGCAACACCCCGTGATCGTGCACAGGCTTTTGGTGCAGGGCGGCATTGACTGCGATATGGCTGCCGCGCTGGAAGATAAAGGCGATGCCCAGGAGGCGATGCTACAGGCGCTGAAGGCACGGATCGAGAAAGTGATGAATGATATCATGTAGGCTAAGACGCGAATGATCAGGTACTGCACGGCTGATAGTCCTAATTTCAAAAATAAGTAGGAGGTGGGTATTTACAATATTGCCTTGCATGGTATGATGTATCCCGTAAAGGATACAAGGCCACTGGACTTGTTCCGGTGGCCTATTTTTAGTTCAGGGGTGTTCGTATGATCGATGTGTGTATACGCTGAGAGAATCTCTATCCACAGCATGGCACGCTTTTTATACGATCACCCAGGGGGAGGGTGGGCAGTTGTGGCTTTGCATCCCTGCCCAAGATGTAAACGGCTGATACCCGTTGGCATTACATATTGCGATGATTGCCGACCGGAGGCGGAGGCTGCTGCAGCGGCGGCGGCTGAGCGGCGACAGCAGGCCCGCAGACAGCGGAGTAATCAGCGCTACAATGCTAAGCGCTCCGCCGAGCTGACAAGGTTCTATCAAAGTAAAGAGTGGCGGGGGCTATCGCGCTGGTACCTGGAGAGCATCAACTATCAGTGCGAGGCACGATTGGAAGGCTGCCAGCGAATAGCGTGCGAAGTGCACCACATTAAGCCGGTCCGCACGCCCGACGGTTGGGCCCACCGGCTGGATTCCGCTGGGCTGATGGGGCTGTGCACAGCGTGCCACAATCGCCTGGAGCCTCGCTACGGGAAGACTCCACCCGGTGTTATCGACTTGAAGAAATTAAAGTGATAAACCAAGGGGGCATATAAAATTCTACGAAGGATTGGAAGAAAAACGCCTACAAGAAGGGGGCGTTGTAGAAAAAAGTCCCCACCTCACTTTAGCGAAAGGAAGTGAACGAAATGGCCGGGGCAAAACAGCCTATCGAACTGCTGATTGCAAAGGGAAACAAGCATCTGACGAAAGAAGAAATTGAATCCCGCAGGGCTACAGAAGTCCAGCCCTGCACGGACGGCATCGCGCCCCCGGCATATCTCACACCGGCTCAAAAGCGGACTTTTAAAAAGCTGGCGGAGCAGCTTGTGAAAATCCGGATCATGGGTGAGACCGACGTTGACGCGCTAGCACGATATATCACAGCGCAATCACTGTATGAGGATGTGACAAAGCGTCTGCGGGAGGCTATGGCCGATAGCGACGACATTTTTGAAATCGACCAGCTATCCAAACTGCAAGATCGATATTGCAAGCAAGCGCACACGCTGGCCGGAGCGTTGGGGCTGACCATTACAAGCCGGTGCAAGCTGGAGGTGCCGGAACCGCCTAAGCGTGAAACGCCGAACAAATTTGAACGCTTTGAGAAGAAGGTGAATGCGTAATGGGCGAATTACTGTATACCCGGGTCCGGGCCCCCACCAGACGGCAATTTGTGTTATCTACCAGTGTGAAATTGATCGACAAAATTACCGTCGGTGTGCCCCCGGCTCCGGGAGAAGCACTAAAGTTTATCAGTTTGCACGGCGGTGTAGCGTCACTGTCTTTTATCGCGTGGGTTGCAAAAAACGAGCAGATCTTGGAATTGTCAGCAAGCACGCTCCGCATTGGTCCAAAGCAGTATCAGTACTTGAATGCACTGGCAAAGTCCGGGAAGCTAAAAAACGCACGATTCTTGACCAGCTCCATGCAGAAGGAGATGGACACAAAACACGGGCGGAACTATGCCCGCGAATTCAAAACTATCGCAGACCGAAATGGTTGGAATATGATTGTTGCGAATAATCACAGCAAGATTATTCTTATGCGTACGGAGACGGCACATTATGTGCTTGAAACCTCAAGCAATCTGAATGAAAATCCAAAGATAGAGCAGTACAGCTTTGAAAACAGCAAAGAGGTGTACGACTTCTACAATCACTTTTTTGACTGCATCTTTGGGGGCGCGCAACCATGACCGACAGAGTGACGGACTACGCGGCCAAAGTGGTAGCGGGAGACGTACTCTGCGGGCGGCTGCACCGGCTGGCCTGCCAGAGGCACTTACGAGATTTGGCCCGGCAGGACGACCCGGGGTATCCATTCAAGTGGGACGTTGAAGCGTCAAACCGAATTTTGGACTTTGCGGAAACCCTGACGCTATCGGAGGGCGCTGAACCCAGGCCACTGAAGCTGATGGACTGCCAGGCCTTTGATCTGGGCTGCACATTTGGGTGGCTGAAAAAGTCAAACGGTGCACGTAGATTTAGGCGGAGATATAAATGTATATCCCGGCAGCAAGGCAAAACCATGGAAAACGGCATTATGGGCCCGTATATTGCCGCGTTTTCCGGATACCGATACGGCAAGCTATTTACCGTCGCCAATCGTAAAAAGCAGGCCCGCCTAGCGTGGGAGGAAATGGAACATTTCATTTACGGTGACGCCGACCTGAGCGAGTTGTTTACAGTTAAGGGATATAAAAATACCATAATTGCAAACAACACAGGATCAACAATCGAGGCGTTGAGCCGCGAAGCCGGACTTGATGAGGGTTTTCGCTCTATTTATGCTTCAATCGATGAGTTACACCAGCACCCAGACGGGCAAATCTATAGCAAGATTTACAAAGGAACCAGATCCCTTAAAGAAACTTTGGTATCTATGATCACCACGCGAGGTTCCAACATGAATAGCTTCTGCTATGAAATGGATCAATACGCGATAAAGGTGCTGGAGGGAATTACAACTGCTGAAGATTTTTTTGTAGATATATTTTGCCTTGATGACGGAGACGACCCGTGGGATGAGCGAAATTGGCCCAAAGCTGCACCTTTTACGTGCGCTGACCCCGAACGATTGCAAACCATGCGGGAAAGTGCCAAAGCCGCGCGCGATATGGGTGGATCGGAATTGGCTGAATTTATCACCAAAGACCTGAACATGTGGGTGAGGAACACCGATACGCAGTTTATTGCACCAGATTTATGGCTTGCATGCGGGACCGATCGGGACCTAGCAGAAATCACCAAAATCACCAAGGACTGCTGGGTGGGCCTGGACTTGTCCAGCGGTGGGGACCTTACTACACTAGCACTTGAGTTTGAGCTGCCCGACGGGCGGACCTACATATACAGCCACAGTTTTATGCCGCGTGGACGGATCCAGGAGCACCAGGAAACCGACCTGGCCCCTTATGGGATGTGGGAACAGAAGGGCCTAATCACAGTCACAGGCGGAGATATGGACTTTATGAATGACTATAAATTCATAATCCGCCATTTGCAAGAACTGCAATCAACCCACGAGCTAAATTTTTTAGGGATCGGGATTGATCCGCATAATGCCGCGGGGGTGATGCAGGATCTTGAAGCTTTTGGATGTGATGTAGTTGTAATTAAACAGAGCTGCCAAAGCTTGAATGATGCAACTGTGTCGGTTCAACTTTTGGTAAAAGGCCAAAAGATTGAATTTGACCGCAGCAATGAGCTGCTGTCTTGGTCCGCGTCGAACGCCGCACTAGTGCGAAACAGTTTTGGCGAAATCAAAATTGACAAGAAGCCCGGGGCTAGATTTAAGCGTATTGACCCGATCGACGCTATGATCGATGCGCACGCGCTAGCCTTGATCCAGCGGCGGCCAGAGGAAAAAGTGGACCTGGATGAGGCGCTATCCGAGTATTTGGATGCAATGGGCTGGTCCTCAAAGGAGTGATGCAAATTGAGAGTGTCGGACCGCTTTCGGGCGGCGAGTGCAGCATTTAAGGGAAAATCCCCGAGCACGAGACAAACTGTCGAGCTGAACCAGCTGCTTGACTTTTTGGGGATCGACCGTTCCGCCGGGCAGTCAATGGGCGAAGCGACGTATTACGCGTGCATTAAAGTGCTATCTGAGGGTATCGGCAAACTCCCACTGAAGGTACAGCAATACACGCCCGAACATGGGATCCGGATCGCGCGTGAGCATCCGTTTTATCGAATGCTGAACGAGCGCCCGAACCGATACATGTCTGCAAGTGTATTTTGGTCCACCATGGAGTTATGTAGAAATCATTACGGCAATGCATATGCGTGGATTGACACACGCGATCCTCGAAATCCACAACTGTGGATTATGAATCCGAATGAGGTAGCTCTTTGGTACGATGATAAACTGGTGCTTGGAAATGTGCCAGATGTGTATTATCAGTACTGCACACCAGAGGGTGTGATTGTATTTAAGTCAGAGGATGTGTTACATTTTAAGGCCCACAATACACGTGACGGATTGGTTGGAATTCCGGTGCGTGAACAGCTGAGCGAGCCAATCCAGGGCAATATCAAGGCCCAACGGATGATCAACAAAATGTATGAATCCGGGATGACTGCCAAAGCAGTGCTGCAGTACACTGGGCAGCTGAGCGACCGAAATGTGGACGCTTTAGTGAAAGGCGTAAAGCAATATGCTTCAGGCGAACTGAAAGATAAGGAAAGCGGGAACATCATCCCGCTGCCCACTGGCATGACGCTTACCCCGCTGAACATGAAGCTGGCTGATAGCCAATTTTTGGAACTCCGACGGCATACGGCTATGCAGATCGCGTCTGCATTCGGCGTGATGCCCTACCAAGTGGGCGATTACACAAAATCCAGCTACGCAAGTGCCGAAGCGCAACAGCTATCTTTCCTCGTTGATACGCTACTTTACATTGTGAAACAGTATGAAGAGGAAATCGGGGCTAAGCTGTTGTCTGACGTTGAAGTGGCAAACGGATATCACGTGAAATTTAATACTGCTGTGATTCTGCGCGCTGACCAGCAAACACAGATCCAGACCTTGGCCGCTGCCGTGCAGAGCTTTTTGATGACGCCGAACGAAGCCCGGGAAAAGCTGGACTTACCCAACAAGCCCGGGGGTGATCAACTGCTGGGCAACGGCGCGAGTATCCCGGTGCAGTTTGCCGGATCGCAATACACGAATATCAGCGGAAAGGAGGATAAAGCATGGATAAACGATATGGCGATACAACTAGCGGACATGATGGTGAAGAAATTTACTGGGATTCTCCCGGAACAACTTACAAATCCGCGAGCTTAGCTGGACAGGACATATCTGAAGCGGACCTGAAGCGGATCAATGAATACACTCTTGAACCCGTGACGGCTGAACAGGTGTTTGTCTTTAAGGCGGTGCTGTGCGATAACGCTATTGACCGCGATTTCGAGCGCTTTAGCTTGAAAGCTTTACAAGATCTGCAAAAACGCTTTTTGGGCAAAACCGTGATCCAGGATCACAATTGGAAATCAGGCAATCAGGTGGCCCGTATTTATGCTACCGAATTGCAGCAATCCGAGAAGGCGCTGGACTGCGGAGAGCCCTGTACCCAGTTGGTGGCTCGCTGCTACATGATCCGCACGCCTGGCAACGCTGATTTAATCGCTGAAATCAAGGGCGGGATCAAGCGCGAGGGAAGCGTCGGGGTATCCGTGGCAAGCGCCACATGCAGTATTTGCGGCACGGACAATCGGAAAAGCTACTGTGCACATTATCCCGGGCGGGCGTATGATACCGCCGCCGGAAAGCGGACCTGCACTTACACCTTTGACGGCGCATCGGATGCCTATGAATTTTCCTTGGTGGCCGTCCCTGCGCAAAAGGCCGCCGGAGTGATCAAAAACTACTTGCCCCGGCACCTGGCCCGGGAACAACTGGGCACGGCGCTGCTGTTGCAGGCCAAATTGTACGAGACCGAAATTGCAGCAATGCGCTGCATCAATGAGGAGGAAACGAATGAGTAAAGCATTGAGAGATCTGCAGGAGCAGATTTTGCAGAAATCCGCCGCCGCCCGAAAGCTGCTGGAAGGCCCGGAGAAGGATGTGGAAAAGGCACAGGCTATTTTGGATGAAGTGAATCAGCTGCAGGCTGAAGTTGCCGCGCGGAAGCAGCTTGATGATCTGGAAAAGGCACATGTGCCCACTGCCGGGGCCACACCGACGCCGGATCCTGAAGCCCCCAAAGCTGTGGACGCCACGCAGGCCTTCCTGAAGGCCTTCCGGGCACGCGCAATGACAAAGTACATGAACGAGGGTACCGACGCCGCCGGTGGCTACACCGTGCCAGAGGATATCAGCACGCAGATCAATCACTGGGTGGAAGCCCACGCCACCCTGCTGCCCTTGATTTCTGTGGAGCGCGTTAACGCGCTGACCGGAGCGCGGACTTATCAGAAGCGGGCCACCTGCGCAGGCTTTGCAAAAGTAGATGAGGCCGGTGTGATCTCTGAAGTGACTGCGCCGCAGTTTGAACGGCTCACATATACCGTATCCAAGTATGCTGGGTTTATGCCTGTCACGGCGGAATTGCTTGCCGACAGTGACACCAATATCCTGAATATCCTGATTGAATGGCTGGGCCAGCAGACAATTGCCACTGACAATAAAGAAATTCTGGCCCTGGTGAAAAACAAAACTGCCGTCGCCGCCACTGGCCTGGACGATATCAAGAAGGCCTTGACGGTGACCCTGGGCCTGTACCGCGCCGGTAGCCGTGTGATCACTAATGATTCCGGCCTGGCCTGGCTGGACACGCTGAAGGATGCAAACGGCAGATATCTCTTATCGGCCAGCCCGGCCAATCCTATGCAGCTGCAGCTTGCCGCCGGTGCGACAGTGTACCCAGTTACCGTGTTGCCTGATGCCATCCTCCCCAATGAATCCAGCGGCGCACTGCCCTTCATCCTGGGCGATTTGAATGAGTACTGCCGCAAGTATGATCGGGCGCTGACCTCCATTGCACAGTCTTCTGAGGCCACTGTTGGCAGTGGTGATACTGCGATTAACTTATTCTCACAGGATATGATTGCAGTTCGGGCGATTATGCGGGCCGATTATAAGGTGCTTGACGCCAATGCAATCGTCCGGCTGGCCCTGACGCCTGCAGCAGCGGCGGCGGGTACCGGTGGATCCGATAAGGGCTAAATGCAGCTTTAGCGGGCGGGAAACCGCCCGCGCCCCGATGGAGGTGGTGGAGTGGTAACTTTAGAGGACGCAAAATTATATCTAGGAATTGATTATGCGGATGCCGCTGTGACCGCCAACGTGCAAGCAGCGCTTGCCGCCGCCGAACAGACGGTTCGCGGGGCTGTGGGCAGGGACGTAGATGTTTATTTACGGGATGATCCCCGGGTGGATATGCTGACACAAATTTACCTGGATGATTTGTACAGCAATCGGGGGACTAGCGCCAAAGTGGCGAGCGCAACCCGCCAACTGGTGGCGAGTATGGAGCTGCAGCTGCGGCTTGAGCTACGGAAAGCAAGGGAGGCGGCAGGAGATGGCGTATGACAAGCCGATTATCATACAAGTGCAGGATCCCGACACTGAGGCGTGGACTGATAAATACCGCTTGCATGCGTGCGTGAACAAGTCGAACGGCAACACTGATATGGCCGCCGGAGCAGACCAATACCACGCCGATCTGATATTTAAAGTGCGGTATTTCTCCGAGCTTGAAGCCCTGCGTTATAGCCCGCAGCCGTTTCGGATTTTGTACCGGGACCGCGCATTTAAAATCACCGATTGGGATGATTTTATGGAGCAACACCGCGAGATCACGATTAGGGGGCGATATTATGTCGTATAGAAGAGTATCGCCTGATGATTTAGCGGATGCAATCCAACAGGAGCTGAGCGGCTACCTGGCGTCCTTGCAAATCCGGATGAACGCCGCCGCGCTAAAAGCTATGAAGCGACTGGTGCAGCTGACGAAATCTACGGCCCCCCGGGGGAAGCGTGGATCTTTTGCGAAATCCATCAAAATGGAGCAACAGGATTATGGGCGCGGACAGGTGCGGCAAAGGCACTATTTTTGGTGCGTGCGTCCGCCGGACCACCGGCTTGCACATTTGCTTGTGCACGGCCACGCTACGAGAGACGGGGGACGGACCCGGGCGGACCCATTTTTGAAAAATGCACTGGATCAAGTGCTACCGGATTATGAGCGGGAGGTGGAAACTCTTGTCGGAGATGATAAGTGAAATGCTATCCGGTACGGGGATCCCCTTCCGCCGGGCGCGATTTCCTGCCCCACCCGCGGGCAGCTATATCGTGTACACGGATGATGTAAGCACCGACGGCCCGGACGGGATCCCAGCGTTGCGGACGCATGCGCTAACGTTGGAGCTATATGAAGCTGCGCCGGATGATGCCGCAGAAGCGACAGTTGAAACGGCCCTCGCAGCGCGCGGCCTGCAGTGGGACAAGCAGGATCGGTATTGGCTGCAGGATGAACAGAGATATCAAGTAGTGTATGAATTTGAATTCACCGAAAAAGGAGGATATTAGCATGGCAAAACGAGATAAAAATACAATCACGTTGGGATCTGGCAAGGCCTATATGGCTGTGTTCGAGGGCGAGATCCCTGATGTAGACACAATCCGCGCAGAGGAAAACCGCGTGGGCTGGATCAAAGGCGGTGCAGCCCTTACCTACACGGCAGACACCGAGACCGTCAAAGACGATTTGGGCATGGTGTCCAAGACCGTGGTCACCGAGGAGACCGCCGAACTGAAGCTGGGCCTTATCACCTGGGACGGCATGACGCTGCAGAAACTGATTGATCGGTGCCAGGTGACCGAGAAAGACGGCGTACGGACGGTAAAAATCGGCGGTGCCGGAAACGCACAGGGCAAGCGGTACGTGGTGTGTTTTGCACACGAAGACAAAGAAAAGGGTGATGTTGTTATCATGATCGTGGGTAATAACACTGCGGGTCTTACGCTTACATACGCCACGTCTGATCCTTCCCTGGTAGAGCCAACATTTGCTGCTGAACCCCACGACAGCAACGGAACCTTGATTGAGTATATTGAATATCCTCCTACTACATCCGTACAAGGCGTTGAATAAGGAGCTGTGGCATGAAGACTTTGGATTTTTCCGGGCACAAACTGCCCGTGCTGCCCGTGAAGCTGCGAGGCGGCGTAGAGATTAAAGTGCTGCCGCCCTCTGTAGCCCTGACAGAGGAGTTGCAAGAGGAGCTTCCCACGCTGGAGGGCGTGCTGGGAAGCGGCGATGCAGCGGCCGCGAAGGCGGTGTACGGCCTGTGCGCAAGATTGCTGAGCTGCAACCGGCAGGGACTGGAGATCACCGGCGAGGATCTTCTGTCACGTTACGAGCTTTCGGCGACAGATTTGTATGAGTTTTTCACTGCTTATACAAATTTTATTGAACAAATCCAGAACCAAAAAAACTGATACTCCCGTGGTGCCCTATGGGATCCGGTGCCGCGGGTGGACATGAATATCAGCCCCTTACATTTTGGAAAAAACTTGTGTGCGACTACGCACGTATCAGTTTGCCGGATGTGGATGAGTTGGGCTTACTGGATTATTTACTTTTGCGCCACGACGCATACATTCAGTATCTGTGCCGAACTGAAGCCGGACAGGAATACTTGGATAAAGCGTGGCGCATGGAGCAGACGGAACCGGATCGGGAAAGTCTGCGAGCGCTAGCAACCCAGGAAGGAGGAAAAGTCCATGGCGAACAGCACAATTAAGGGCCTTGTGGTGGAGATCGGCGGTGATACCACTAAATTAGGCAAAGCGCTGGATAGCGTAGATAAGCAGTCCCGTGGGCTATCCTCCGAACTGGAGGATGTGAACCGGCTGCTGAAGCTGGATCCGAAAAATACAGAGCTTTTAGGCCAGAAGCAGCAGATTTTAGCTGAAGTGATTGGGCAGACTAGCAAGAGGCTGGAGGCCCTTCATGCTGCAAATGATAAGGCAATCGAGTCTTCCAAAAACTATGATAAATGGAAGAAGCGATATGAACCCTTACAAGAGGAATCCGACAAGCTGAAAGAGCAGCTAAAACAGCTGCAGAAGCAGCAGCGGGCCATTGCTGAAGAGGATGGCCCGGAATCAGAAGAGTACAAAGCCCTGCAGCCGGAAGTGGATAAAGTCCGAGACGCGCTGAAGCTGCTGCAGAAGCAGCAGCGGGATGTGACAAAGGAATTTGGCACACCTGCGAGCCCCGAGCAATTGCGTACACTGCAGCGTGAAATCATCAAGACCGAGTCAAAGATGAAGGAGTACACTGACGCGCAGAATCGCGCTACGGGTGCAAGCGATGACCTAAAGCAGCAGGCTGGAAAAGCGGCATCCGCTGTGAAATCTGAGGGGGAAGCGGCTAAAAAGGCTGCCCCTGAGAATAAGGCGCTGAAAGAGGCGGGAGAGAAGGCCGCTAAGGGGCTGAAAGCTGCCGCGGTGTCCGCCGGGACAGCGCTGACATCGATTATCGCGCTAGGAGAGAAAACGAGAGACTATCGCCGGGAGCTGGGCAAGCTGGACACGGCGTTTGAGACGTCCGGGCACACGCAAGAATCCGCCCGAGAAACATATAAATCCCTGCAAAGTGTATTAGGCGACACGGACCAGGCTGTTGAAGCGGCGAACCATCTCGCTAAATTAACCGATACTGAAGAAGAACTAAATAAGTGGACTGAAACCCTGACAGGTGTGTACGCCACATTCGGCGCGTCGCTGCCGATTGAGGGGCTGACTGAAGCAGCGAATGAAACGGCCAAAACTGGGCAGATCACAGGCAACTTGGCTGATGCATTGAACTGGGCCACGAAAGAAGGCGAAACCTTTGGCGTACAGCTTAAGCAGAATGTTGAATTTACAGAACTGACTGCTGACGAAGTTGACCGATTAACAGAAGCTGAACAGCTTGAGTATGAAGCTAAAAAGGCGCAGTGCGAAGCCGTAGAAGCCTATAATCAGTCCGTGATGGATGCTAAATCTGCTGAGGACTTTTTCAATATCGCTTTGGCGGAGTGCAGCACTGAGCAGGAGCGCCAAACACTTATTACCGAAACGCTGAACGAGATGTACAGCGAGGCCGCAGATACATACAAAAAAACCAATGAACAAGTGATCCACGCCAACGAAGTGCAGGAACGCTTGAACGCCGCTATGGCAGAGGCAGGAGACGCGGTAGAACCCGTAGTGGTGGACATCAAAGAGTTGGGCATTGAACTTCTGGAAAGTGCAGAAAAACCTCTGAAGAAGGTAACTGACTTTATTCAGAAGAAGTTTATCCCTGGACTAAGAAAGTTTTCAGATTGGTCGCACAAGAATATGCCTGTGATAATCGGATTGACCGGCGGAGCAACGGCAGGATTGGGGGCATACAAAGCCGTTGCGATCGGGGCAAAAGCGGCGACTGAAGGGCTTACCGTAGCCACATGGCTGCAAGTGGCGGCCCAAAAAGCGTTGAACGCTGCGATGAAAGTGAATCCCATTGGGCTTGCCATAGGTGCAGCGCTGACCCTGGCGGGCGCAATCGTCGGAATCGTGGCCGCTAGCAAGGACACAGAAACCGCTTTCGATCGGCTTTCGGAATCTGAACGAAAGCTATCTGAGGAAGCCCGGGAGACAGCAGAATCTTTTCGGGAACAACAGCAGGCCACCCAGGACGCAATTGCCCAGTCGCAAGCCGAAATGGGCCATGTACAAGAACTGGCAGATGAGCTTTTTACACTGGCTGATGCCAATGGTGTTGTGCAGGAAAAGAATAAAGGCAGAGTTGAATTTATTCTGGGCCAGTTGAACAACGCTCTTGGGACTGAGTATTCCATGAATGGAAACCTCATCCAGCAGTATGGCGAACTTGCGAGCAGTGTAGAAAACGCGATTGAGAAGAAAAAAGCAGAACTGCTTTTGGAAGCTTACGAGGAAGACTATGTTGCAGCAATAAAAAACAAAGGTGACGCGTACAAAGAAACCGCGATGTGGCAGCAGGAGTACTCCGAAGCCTGCCGGGCTGCAGCCGACGTGGAAGACGAATGGCACCAGGAATCCATACGAATCATGGACGAGCTGCGCCGGGCAGAATCTGAAAACAACACTGCCCGAAAAATTGAGCTGCAGCAGGAACGGCAGGCCGCGAAAGACCGGTATGAAGCAGCGGTTGAAACACAGGAAGGTATTAAAGCTGAGCTAGATAAATCTGCCAAAAACCTTGAAAATTACCTCACTGCCATTGACCGGTATGAGGATGCTGCCGCACTAGCCGCGCAGGGGCGGACAGATGAGGCCATAGCCCTACTGGATAAAAAGACAGGCGCGTATCAAGACTACGGTGACGGCGTTGACGGGGCCACAAAACAAGTGCTGGATAGCCTATACGCTGAAGCCGTCGAGGCGGGGCGGGCCGCGAAAAAGACACGCAAGAACTTTGAAAACGGTGTAAAAGGCTATACAAAAGAAATGGTAATCGAGGCCGAACGCGGCTATGCAGAAGTGCTAAGCAAGTACGCGGATGCTAAGTACGATGCCACTGGAATCGCAGAGGACTGGAATGAGGGCATGGCAACCGGTATCGATGGAACGAGGTACAAAGTACTCGATGAAGTCGATATTACTGCAACCGCACTATCTGAGTCTGCTGAAGATTTTTACGTAGCCGGGCAGAGAGTGGGCGAATATTACGGAGATGGCCTGAACGCAGGAATCCAATCTAAAATCGATGCCGCAAGAGATGCCGGATATAAGATTGCAGGAGCCCTGGATAAGGCTGCCCGGGGCGAATTGGCCGTGTACTCCCCCTCCCGGAAAGCGATTGAGATTGGCGAATACTACGGGGAAGGCCTGGAGATCGGCCTGAAGAGGGGCACCCCGCGTGTGCGCAAAGCCGCAAAGCAGCAAGCAGCTGAACTGCTGGGTGCCCAGGATGCCTTGCGGAGACCCGCCATGCTGGCCGGGGCGGTGCGGCGGATGCAAGCCCTGGGCAGGGGGGCTGGGGCGCGCGATCAAGGAAACCGACGGAGCGTAAACTTTGACGTACGAATTGACGTGAGTGGGGCGGGTTCACCGCTGGCCACAGCACGGCAGATTAGCCGGGAGCTGGAAACGATGGTGCGGAGGAGGCTTGCAATTGAAGGGACCTAATTACTTTAGCTTCAATGGGCGGAGATCTACTGATTACAAAATGTATAATCAGACCGCGCCGGTGTACAGCCTCCCAGAACGACAAATTGAGTGGATTACTGTGCCGGGGCGCGCGGGAGACTTGCTTGTGGAACAGGGCGGATACAGCAACGCATTAGTGAGTTACGACTGCTTTTTTGAAGGCGGGCCAGCACAAGGATCGCTTATATCCAGCTGGCTATATGGGGTGGGAGGATACGCAGACTTGCGGGATAGCTACTTGCCTGGAGTCTTCCGCCGCGCGACTTTCGTTGGCCCCCTAGAATTTACCTACATCGGGCAAGGGCGGCAAATCGGGAAAGGCACAATCACGTTCGCCTGTAAACCACAGTTGTACACTGACGAGGGACAAAAACCGATTGTGCTGCCAGTCGTAGATGGATCTTTTGACACGACTGGCCTGGGCGTGATTTACAACCCATACCCATTTGCAGCGTGGCCATTGATCCAAATTGAGGGGCGGGCATCACAAATTGTGGCAGTGCAAAATGCCGCCGGGATCAAGCGACTGCGCTGCTCAACAATGGACCGGGCAGAGGTGGACTGCGAAATGATGAATATGCACAGGGGAGATACTAATCTAAATTCTTACTTGGATGTGCTAACTGATTTTCCAACATTGGAGCCTGGTGAAAATATAATTAGCATGTCGCGAAAAGCGGAGATTGACGACGGGAGCGCTCCAAAAGCTAAACTAAGTATAGTACCTAGGTGGTGGCATCTATGAGTTATCCGATTTTGTATGAAGCGGGCGAGCGACAGTTCAAGACAATGGGCCTGGGTGCGCTGCCCGATGCAATAGAGTGCGTCGTGACGGAAGAGCGAAACGGGGCATTTGAACTTGAAATGTTATATCCGGTAGGCGGATTACATTACGATGAGTTAGAAGTTGATCGCATCATACTAGCACCCCAAAATGACACTGCGCAATGGCAACCATTTAGAATATATGGCATTTATCCCAGCTCCGCCGGAACTGCCCGGGTGGCCGCCGAGCATATAAGCTATCAGCTTAATCATATCGGGGTGGCCCCGTATTACGCGCCAACTGCAGTCACAGCCATTGCAGGGCTTAAGACAGAATCGACAGGGGATAACCCATTTAATTTTACCACGGACATTTTGAGCGTGAAGACGTATACGCAAATTGTGCCATCTACCATTCGGGCCCGCTTGGGCGGAGAAGAGGGATCCCTGATTGATACCTATGGCGGCGAATTGGAATTTGACCGGTATAGCGTCCGCCTGCATGCTGCCCGGGGTGAGGATCGCGGGATTGTCGTAGCTTACAGTAAGAACATCACCACGCTAGAACAGGAAATAAGCATTGAATCAATGTGCACAGCTATCTACCCGTACTACTATCGGGACGATACCGAGGCAGGGGACACACTTGTACAACTTCCGGAGCGGTATGTGTCATCCGGTAGCGGATACAGTTATCACCGCATTAAAGTGGTAGACTTTACAAGCGACTTTGACGACCCCCCAACGCCGGACCAGCTGCGGAACCGTGCGAGGAGCTACTTAAATGCCAATCGGCAGACAGTGCCGACGGTATCAATCCTGGTCCAATTTTCCGCGCTGTGGCACACAGCCGAATACGCTAGTCTAGCGCCCCTGGAGCGCGTTAATCTGTGCGACACAGTTACGGTGCGCTACCCTAAATTGGGAGTGGACGCAACTGCGAAAGTGATACGAACAGAATACGACGTGCTGCGGGATAAATACAGCGGCATCGAGCTAGGCAACGCACGGCAGACTCTGGATGGGACAATTGCAGACCTGATTAGGAGGCAAAACACATGACAACTACACAATCCATTAAACTGGATTTGCTGCGGCGAGGAGAACCGCCCCGGGTGTACGCCAAACAGGGCGACACCGGGACGCGGGCTGTAGCTGTAGAACTGTACTGCGGCGGTGTGGCCTGGACACCGCCCAATGGCGTGAAGGGGCTGATCCGCTTTCGCAAGCCGGACAGAAACGCCGGATTATATGATACGCTACCGGATGGAACTACACCCGCCTGTGAGATCACAAGCGGATCGAGTAACTTTACCGCAAATCTTGCTGCTGAAGTGCTGACCTGCCCCGGGGAAGTGTACGCCGATATCGCCTTTACGGCCGGGGCAGAGCTGTTGGGGACCGCGACATTTGTGATCGAGGTGGAGGCCTCCCCTGCAGAGGGCACTACACCGTCGGGGAGCTACTACAATTATCAAACGATCGGTGCGATTAATGCCGCAATTGCTGCATTAAATACCG